AATTGCTGGATGCCCGTAGTCGAGACCGCGTTCATCAAGCGTTTCTGCGGCTTCCGCCATTATTTCTTTGGCTGTAAAGCCACTTCGCCCTGTTGTACCCATGTGTGTAGCCCCTTTTGTAGTGTTTTTCGGTTAATGACATTATGAACCAATAAGCTAAAGACATAGCTATTAGTAATCCAAAACAAACGTAAACAATCTGCTCTGGTGTTAGGTTGTGTTTCATATAGCCCCTTTCGTTAAGTCGAAAGGTACGCCTGGTCACAGACAAATACCACGCCAGTATCGGCGTGTCGTATAACGATTTGATAACGGCTTAGCCGTACCGCTTACCCTCTACTACGAAGGACCCAGATTTATCTATGGGTACTGTGACGGGCGTCACACCTTTACGGTCTACGTATAAGATGCCGAAACCCTGCTGCCAGTTAAATGTCCCACGTGTATAGTAGGCTTGTGCAGTATCCATTAAATGTCCTACCTCAAAGCCTGTCAGGATACCCGTTAAATGGCCTCCAGAGGCCGTTGTAAAGCTCGAAATACCCTGCCTATGGGTATGACCACACACCACGGACTTACCATGCCTTTTAGCGGCTTCTAGGGCCGTTAAACCCCCATGCGGTTTTGTGCTCTGTTCATCACCGTGGACCATTATCCAGTCTTTAGTTATCTCGTATGGCTTACGGTGGAATTTTATGCCTAGCTCACGGAAGCCCATAAAGTTCTCGTACTCTAGCTCTGGCAATCCAATCAAGCCAGGGAGCCTAGATGCTAGGGATTTGTAGAGTCTGTCCGTGTGATTGCTTCGGACGATATGGGTAACCCTGAGGTCGTAAAGAACTTCTTGGCAAGTATTTCTATCACGTCCAATAGTTCCCGACCACTCGTCCCGCCCACTAGACCAACGTGAGATGGTCTGGAAATCGAGCTCATCACCCACGCATAAAACGTCGTCAGGCTTGTACTTTGTGATGAACTTGCTAACGTTTCTAATGGCTTTTGTGTCATGAAATGGTACTTGTAAGTCAGATATAACGACTATACGTTTAATCTTCTTCTTCCTCATCCTCATATGGACTCATGTCGGGATTAGGAATAATCCAATCTGGAATACGCATCGTATCTTCAACGTACCAGCGTGCATGGTCTTTATCCCACCCAGCGCGTACTAATGCTTCATACGCTTCAACGACAGCTACAGCCCATATGTCAATAGGCTTTAATGGTTCTTTAGTATGGCGTTTAGCTGCTAGCTCTTTAGCGCGACGCGTTGCGGCCTTTTGTGCCTTTGTTCTTTTTTGTGCCATGGCGTGCGCTCCTATCGTTAGTAAGCAATTCTAGAACCATCTCCTCTAATTTTTCGATACGCGACACGATATGACTGCGGTCAATTATTAGAGGTACTTCATGGCGAATAATGTAACGCAGACCACCGATAAGGATAGCTGCGATAGATAAACAGGCCAGAACAAAAGCGGCCCAGTCTGTCGGGTTCATCGCCTTCCGAAAGCTGTGTCGTTAGGGTTTAGATACCGAAGGATGACTGGCAGACTCGCGGCCAGAGCGGCATTCACAATTGCACTGGCATCCCACCCCACCGCTAGGTATGTCGCTATTCCTGCTGCCAAAAAGCTTCTTGCCCAGCTTGCCGCTATTGCTTTTAGTTCCTGCATTTGTGTCTCCTGTCAAAATGGGCAGGTTAAACATACTGCCGTCTTTGTCGCCCAGTTTTGTAAAGCTAATGTGTATGTGAGTTTTATGCGGGTTTATGCCGCGGTATTTTCTCCATCGGTAGTTTCCGACCCAGGAAGCGATTTTGCCGTTAAATATGATATAGCTAATTCTTTTATCAGTTCTGGCAAGTAATCGAAGCTGATTAGCAAGGTCGAACGTCGCGGACTTGTCGGATGCCAGATTAGCGTCAACGTCGAGGGCACGTACAATCTGTTCTGGGCCCACAGGATTGTGGTCAGATTTAGGACTATGCGCCTTATGTCCTGGTGACGCCGCGGTTCCATCACTACTTCTATCTCTACTGGGAAATGCGTCATCTATCATCTCCCGAAGCTGTTGCCCAGCTTTGCAAAGTTTCGCCATATTCCTACGAGATTGTGCCGTTTTCAAGACTTGGTGTGGATTGTTCCGCATTTGCTGGAATTGCTGCAATTTCTTCGGCAGTCATTTCGCGTTCAATTTGTTTGCCTGTAGCGACATTTACTTCAATCATTTTTGGCATTACTTTTCTCCTAACAAGACATAAGAACCAGTAAAATTCGCATAACCATTATAAGAACCAATAAGGATTGTTGTTACTGCGCTTGTATCTTGCCAAGTGCCATCATAAGTAACATTTTGAATAAAAGTGTTTCCCGCATCTTTTTGCGAATAAAAAGCTTGTATTCTTTTATTTGTTATGGTACTTGCATAATCTGGTAAATCTAATTGGCAATAGTTTGCTTCATTTGAATTGTTAAAATACAAATTTGGTGACCAAACAAGCGTCCAAGCACCAGAAACGCTTGCAAAAGTGGTGGACGCGGAATTGTAAATAACATTTCCAGTATAAACTCCAGCCGTTGAAACATTATTAAAACGGAAATAAAGTAAGTCATCAGCGGTTGTTGAGTAATAATCGCGAATAATCAAACGGAGATTTTTGTAAGTTGTAGGAATACTGCTTAAAGATGTTGAAATTGCAGTAAATGAACCTGATGCAAGTGTCACCCATCCTGTTGGTGTATCCCATTTTAAGCCTGTTGAAGTGGAACTATCGGCCACAAGTGTTTCACCATTTGAGCCGACTGCTAAACGAGCAGGAGTGTCTGCTGCGGTGGCGGTAATCAAATCACCTTTGGCGTCTACGATTGTGTTTTGTATAGCATTAGGGTCATCGGATGCAACCCACGCGCTACCGTTGTAAACTTCTACAGCATTAGTATCTTTAAGATAAGAAATCATACCTTCGCTTACTACGCCAGTTAAAGCTGTAGTGCGTGCAGCAGCATCGGCAAAAACCATGACTGTCTGCTCCATTAGGTAAGTATTTACCTGGGCGGCGGTTAATACGTCGCCTGTGTTAAAGAGCTTGTAACCTGCTCCTGCCATTATTTCTCCTTAGTAGCTCAGCACGTCCGAGTCAAGTATACCGCTAATCGTGCTATCTAACACGAAACCAGCTAGTAATGGCTCAGAGGTGTATAGGGTCGTCATCCAGGACGACTTAGTAATATCGTGATGAATTGCATTAACTAGACTGGGCTGAGTCACGCTGGACGAGCCAGGCATGGTCTTCGTGACCACAACGCCGTCTAGTAATTCTATGTCTACTCCAGCTAGCGCTTCGCCAGCACCAGAGTCGCCGTAAAGGTTAAGCTGAATACTGTCTATTCTGATTTCTGGGTCTTTACGTGTGGCAAGAATACCCTGAGCCTGATTTAGGGCTTCGGTGTCTGTCTGGACTAATATGCCTTCTCTTGTACCAGAGTGTAAAAAGAACTTATCTATAGATGACTGGTCATAGACGTTTTGAGCTGTACCACCTAGACGAGTAACCGTCACGTCATTTATTAGGGTTGTATCGTCAAAAGCCACGACTGCATTTTTATACGGTATTGCACTGCCTGTATCGCTGAAAGAATAGACTGCCGTGGCTGGAGTTGAAACCAAATTATTACGGCTAACAAAATTGACCTGGCCTTCTGCGTCTAAGAAGATGCCGCCGAACTCACTGTTTTCTACCGTCTGTAGGGCTTCTAGAGCGTTTCTGGCAGTGCCTGGGTCTGCCTGTAAGGTAGTGTCACCAGTATCTATATTACGTAGGCTTACAGGCCATTCTATCGCGTCTAGAATGGCATTTACACGAGCTCCTGAGAGTTGAATTCCAGAACCTGCAATAGTGCTCACAGCCGAACCTGCTAGAAGCTTGAAACCGTCCACACAGCGTAAAGTGACGGTGCTAAGGTCTTCATTACCTTGTCTAAATCCTGTGTCATATTTTGAGATAAAGCCAGAGAATATGTAATAGTCAACGCCAGCATAAGTAGCATAAATAATAATCTGACGCAGCGGCACTAAATTAGGGTAATAAGCGCTATTAGGGTTAGCTGGGTTCCAGTCGCCATTTTGGTCATAGAGCACTATGTCAGCCGTACCAGGTTCAAATTTAGACGTTATGCGGTTACGTCCACGGCGAATAGCTACACGTGTAACTAAGTCTGTAATCTCTACTGGCAACGTGCCAGAGCCTAAACGGTTAGTCCCTAAAATGCCTTTAGTCGCAGACCCTAGAATTAAAGGATTGACCTCGAACGCAGTGTCTGAGTCAAAATCTACAAATACTCTAAGTGTAGGAGCGGACATTAAATCGCTATCGGGTCATACAGAAGACCTTTACCTGTCTTCTGATATTCGTACTGTATGTCTGTAATAATTTCGGCTAAATCGCCTTCACTGATAACAGTGCCTTCTACGTTTATGTTAATTTCAACGCCTGGACCCATAAAAGACTCAGCTAGTAAAGAGTCAGCTAAAGCCAATTCTGCATCCGCTAAGGCTGCAACGGCGTCGGCGTGTTCTTCAACAGCGGCGACCACCTGAGGATTACCAGCGGTAAATGCAGCCCACACGTCATCTGGAAGGGTCGTGCTACTACCTGGCACATTACCCTGTCCTGCCATCTGGCCGTTTATGTAAACATTATTAGCGTTTACATCCATGCGGTCTAGTCTGGTAACTGACATTTTATCCTGGTCTAAACGTAATCCTTTTTCAGCAAAAAGCGTCTCAATAGGAATTTTAATATTAAGCTGTTTGAGTAATTCTTGGATGCGTGCGATAGTGCCAGGCCAATCAGCGAATGGGTCATCTACCATCGTGTCTAGGCTATCGAGAAGTGAAGCTAATTCAGCCGTAGCGGCCTGAGCTTTAATTAACTGACCTTCTAGGATTAAAGCGCGTTTTACGTCTTCATCTAGAATAGCTTGCATAAGTTCTAAACGTAGGCGTTCTTCTTCGTTAATTTGTCCAGCTAGACCAGCGGCTATCTGAATTCTATCCATCTCAAAGCGCTTAGCTATTTCACCTAATAAACCTTCTTCTTTTTTCTTTTTGTTTAGCGCTTCTTGTGCCTTAACTTGTTTCTTGGTTAGTGCTAGCAATTCTTTAGCGCGTTTCGCTGCATCGGCTTCGGCTTTTGCACGCGCCTTATCTATTTTAACCTGGCTATCAGTAGAGCCAGAAATGGTCATAGGTGTACTAAAAGGACCTGGTTTTGATTTACCTAATTGTCCAATAGCCGTTAATGGCGCGAATGGGTCTAGGTTCTTAAATATATCTAAAACCGTACGGCCATATGTTCCTATGTCCTTAAAACCTGCTATAAGAGTAGCTACGCCACGCGTTACATCTGCAATTGACTCTCCGAATTTATCCATCGCAGTTATACCGCCAGCGATACCTTGCTCACCTGACAATATGCTAAATGCGTCTACTAAACCTTTTCCTACGGTTTCTTGCATATTGGCGTATGCGACATTCAGCATATTGACTTTACCTGCAAAAGTGTCTAAGTATGCTGCGTTTTGCCCTGTAAATTGCTTAACCAGAACTTCTTGAATTTCTGCAAAACCAGCAGTCTGTAATTCTGCTGTAGAAAGACCAGTATTATATTTAGCTAAACTTCTTGTCTGTCCTACATATGCTTTCGTCAAATCCGCTGCAACAGTGCCTAAACTCTGGCCCGAACCAGCCGCCATTTCTATAGCTAAACCTAGAAGTTCTTGAGATTTAGTAACTGAGCCAGTCGTCGTAATTAAACGCTGGAAAGCTGGGCGTAGTTCGTCATCTAATACGCCAGTGGCGCTTTCGACGTCCGCCAGGTAACTAGCCACACGAGCGTCTTCAAAAGCTAGACCTAGATTACCTAAAGTCTGACTTAGCCTGGATGCTGCGCGCTCATCTTCTTTAAATGCCTTAACGGAAGCTTTACCGAATTGGACTATTTCACGAACAGATAAAGCGCCTAATAAAGTCTTGCCTAATTCCTTAAATGTAGAGTTAAGAGACGTGCTAGCTTTCTCAGCGTTCTTAAATCCTTTGTCTTTGAACTCTGAGGCTATATCTATACGAATAGCTGGCATTATGCAGCCTTTCTAACTGTGGCACGCTCATCAAGTAGTTTAGATGCCTTGTCAATAGCCTTAAACACCGCGTCTAGCGCTTTACCTTGATTATCTGCATAAGCGGCATAAAGTAAACGACCCTTACCGCGGCTAAACTTGTCGTACTGTTTAAGCGGTCCAATATCATTCATCGCGCCTACAAATATACGACCAGCATTAGGGTTATTGCTCTGTCCGATATTTTGTGAACCCTGGCCATAACGACGTCCAGCCTTTTGTGTGCGTCCATAAGGATTAACACGGCCAGCAGTTTCAACAATCACGCCTACAGCATCGCTGTTAAGTAAAGAATATAAAGATGAAAAACCTAAACGATTCCGTTTTGTCGCACCCATTTTATAAGTAATACCGCGGCGTACCATCGCACCATCATATTTAGGAAATGCTCTGGTCTTAGAAGTACGGCTAATAGGGTCGCCGCCTTTATCGTTCCAGTTATACAAATTGCCTGGAGCCATCCCAGGCACTTTAGCTTTAGCGGCGCTTGTGACTTCTCTGAGAGCTACGCGAATTTCCGCGTCCATTTGTTTACGTAGGTCAGGTGCGTATTTCTTCAAAGCTTTCTTAAGCTCTGGTACGCCGCTTACTACGACTGGCATTATCTCGCTCTCTCGCCTGTTGTTTTAAGACTTCATAAAAAGCCTTTAACAACGCTTTATCCATGTTAATAAACTCGCTAGGCGCGATACCCGTGTGTATCGAAAGCTGGGCTATCCGATACGTAAAAGTATCGCGCGTTAGCCATTTGGGAAATCGTCCGCCGCAACCTCAACAGAGGATAGAGTTTCCAAGAATTGTAAACCGAAAGGTTTAACATCTGGAGCATCTGCGCGACGGAGACATTCCCAGGCTAGCCAGTAAATATGTTCTTGCTTTTCATCTTCTCTAAAAGCTTTGTGAAAGCCTTTACGAAAATGTTGTTCGAACGCGTACTCTATGGCTGGAGTAATTTCGTGCTTACTCTGTGTGCCATCTGCCCTAGTAATTCTTAAGCTAGCCATTTTTGCCCCTATCTAATTTTTACCAGGTACCGCTATCGGCAACTGTTACTGCTGAATTTACCGTGAAAGTAATATCCATTACTGCAATATCACCTGTCGCACCGTTAATAGGTGTGAGATTGTTGACCAACAAATCGCCAGTCCAGAGCTTGTTAGTCGCTGAGACTGCTGTAACTTTGTCCTGGATTAGTTTCCATGCCACGGTTGTACCGTAAGCATCTGACAATGTATCAAGGACAGAAGTAGCAGCCTGGTCATTTAGGAATGACACTGTAAGTGTGGCAGACTCAAGTCCTTTTACGAACTTGTGAGCTGTATCACCCATAGCTGTAACTTCAAGCTCGTCAAAAGCTTGATTTAGTGTGACAGAAGTCACGTGGTCGGACAAATCTACAGAGTTAATCTTTAGTCCGACTTTGTTATTTAGCGTAATCGCCATGATTACTCCTCGTCTTTCTTAGTTGGTTTTGTTTCTTTCTTTTCTGCAACGGGCTTAACCTGGCCAATCTTAGCAAGGAAAGCTTCTCGCTCTTTGTCTACCTCAGCCATGTTAGCTCCAATCCGAGAGTATGCTGATAGTTACCTCGCCTGAGAGTAGCTCTCCTGCCGTCCCTTGTAGAACTGCTGGCGCGGTAAAAGTTCCGATACTGTAAGCAAGACTAGATGCTTCTAACTTGTTTACAATGTTTAGGTAATAATCTTCTATGTTAATTAGGTTTCCCTGGTTATCGAACATAGGCGCTAAAACGATAAGCTTAAAGTTAACCTTAGGCTTAACGGTTTTGTAATGGTCATTAGACGGCTCGATATAAGGGTCACCTGGCTCTATAACAATACTGTTAGCCAGAGGACTGGCAGGTGGGAAGGAAAACACCTGCCAGCTCGTGTTATCACTTAGAGCAGCCGCGATTGTTCCACGAAGGGTAGAGATAGCTGACATTACCCGACCTGACCGCCTGGGGCTAAGTGTTCCGCAAGTAAACCGCGTACACGTGCCATAAGGGTATTACCCATACGGTACGGCGAAGGCTGAAAGTCTGGCGAAATACCACCAGCGTTAGAAGTCTGTCGAGCTTGCCATATATCTACTGCAATCATAAGAGAAGCCTGGCGTACTTCGTCTAAAGTTGAGAAATCTGTAAATTCGCCATCATAAGCGTAGCCGTATGGCGCTAAATCTTGTTTAGGTATTGTTGTTAGGTGAGCCGTAGAAAAACTAACGGTATATTCGGAAGTCTCAGTAATTGTCTTGCTTCCGTTAAAATGTTGTCCACAATTCTCGACTGTAATAGTCTGACCGACATAAAAACTATGTGCGTATTGAAAATATAACTTACCGACGCCAGCTTCATTACTACGGGCAATAGCCACCTGGCGATTGAAATTTAATTTAGCCTTAACAATGTTTTCTGCAGCCTGGCACACATCTTCTACAGTTGCAGAATTGTAAAGAGCACCGATACCTAAAGCTGAGCGTAATTCCGCTTCAGTTACGTATGTGGCTGGCATTGTTGTCCTTTCTAATGTTAGCCCCAGCAGCTAGGGCTGAGCTGCTGGGGTAACTCGACTACTTACTAGGAGAGGTTGAAGCGACGAACACCCTTACCGCTCTTAGCGACATAAATCGCAAGATAGCCGTAAAGGTTAATTTCGATTTCACCTGAAGTAAGAACGTTAACGCGTAGGTTGGTTGTTGGGGACTCCCAGCAATAAACCGAACCTGGTGCAACAAGAAACGCAGACTCGTCAACGATGCCAGATACGGCGATATTGTGGTCTACGATGAGGTCAGTACCGAGAACGTTTCCGCGAACGGAAGTAGGTACAGCCTGTCCTGCTGCGTTGAATTGTGGTGATGCAACTGAGTAAAGTGGACGCTGTGAACCGTCTACGTAACTCATGATGGAAGCCCACTGGTCTGTAGATGCTACAAGCTTGTTAGCGAAATCTCCGCCAGTTCCCTTATATGCAGCAGCAGCTTCGGTTGAAATGAAGCTTTGTAGACCAGCAGCGGTAGCAGCTACACCAGTAGCTTGTGTACCGTTAGCAGTGAAAGCTGCAATAAGCGCGTTATCTGTCGCCTTCTCGTATGCCTTGCGGAGTTCGACCATCAAAAGTTCCATAAAGCTAGGAGATGAGCGGTCGATGAGCTCAAAACTTACGCGATTTAGACCACTGAATTTTTCAACAGTTACCGTGTCGTATGCAGAAGTCATGCCAGTTTCGGATGGTGCTGAGCCTTCGTTTGTATCTGCAACTGTTGGTGCTGCGTTAGGTGTTGCGTTATTTACGTAAAGACGTGGGACGGTGAAGGACATTCCCTCAGCGATAAGTGCGTTACGTGTTACAGCTTCAAAAGCTGGACGACCAGTAAAGGTGTCAGTAATGAAGGTGTTGAGGTGCTGAGGAAGTGTCAGACCTGTGTTAGTGCTTGTTGAGTCATCCGCAGCGCGAACGAGCTGGCGTGCGTTATCATCACCGAGAGCGGCCTTAATGTTCGCTTCGAGATATTGTGCGCCAGTCATAGGTGCGATGCGTGGTTGTGCGTACACGCGCGGTGTAGCTGCTGTAACCTTAGGAGCTGAGGCTTCTACCGCAGGGGTTTCTACCTCAGGTGCTACGGCTACGGTGTCTGGAGTTTTCTCCACGACAGCCTCGCTTTCTGTTGGTTGGTTTTCTTCTTCTTTCGCTTCTTCCGTTTCGGATGCAGCGACTTCTTTAATCTCAGCCGACTTAAATGCAGGATTTGAGACTAATGAAACTTCTACTAGTTTTGCAGCTAACACGTGGATTACTCCGTTAGCTGGGCGTGAGTCAATTACTTCTACGCCTACAGACATACCCGTTTTTAATCCTTCGCTTGCTTCGATTAGCGCGTCACTTGCTTTAGTGCTGGCGCTTAGCTTAAACGTGCCGTACCAGCCGTCTTCTGTAGCTTCAATAGATTGAGCGCGGCCTAATCTAACTTTATCGTTATGTTCTTCTAAAAAGAGAACTTTCTTCGGGTCGTCTACTTGGATTGACCCGCGCTCAAAAATTACTTTACCAGCGGAAGTATGTCCTACTTCGCCTACTGGTGCTATTTTTCCGCTAATGGTACGACGTGCTGAGTCAGCAGCCGTAATTTCGCTAGAGAATGTTAGTTTCATTTACGTTATTTCCGTTCGGTGTCAAATCTTCCATCTCCATAGCTTGCTCTACAGAAATGAGCCCTAGCGATAACAGCTTCTCAATTACATTCAATCTTTCCATAGCATCACTGCGTAGGAATGTGTCATCTATTGCAAAACGCACGATATTACCGCGCGGTGTAATGTCATCCATCGAAAGTCTATCTTCAATAGCAGAATAGAACGGACGAAGTGACAAATCTACGAACTGTTTACGCTCGTCAATTACATTAGCGTAAGTCATGCTGTTATTCATTTCAGCAGATAAATACCATGCTGGTACATTCATCATACGAGCAATTTGAGTAGCCATAAATTGAGCAGACTCGTTATAGGTCATGTCCTTAGGTGAAAACTGTGTAACCTGATAATCTAAAGTAGAAGTCATGTATGCAGTGCTACGGTTCTTACGTGATTTTTCAAATGCGTTAAGAATTCCGAGAGCTTCAGCTTCTCCAATATCTGCACCAGTATTTTTAATTACACCAGTAGGCATTGGAGTAGCTACAGCAGTAGCAGTTGCTTTTTCTAAATCTACAGCAGCGCGTATAGTACGTGCTCCACGAACAAGAACTCCCTCATCGCCTAACGATTGGAAGGTGACAAGCGAACCTAGTCCAGACATAGGGACTGGATTACCGTTTACGTAATATTGTGTAATGAATTCTGTGTACAGGTCTGTATTGAATGTAACGCGTGTATTGGGGACCCACTCGAAAGAAAGTGGACGTCCATCGAGCTCGCTAACGCTCGTTACTTGCCAAAATGCTTGGCCGTAGAAGATAAGACTGTCAACAGTCCAAGCCAATGTTACAGAACGTGGTTGAGCAGGTGATGGTTGACGAACCCATGCTGGCACGTTGTCAATTTCTTCACCAGTAGAGTCACGATAAACTTCTAATGGTGTGCTGGCGATAATGCCTTTAATTAGTGATGCTGCGCGTGCAACGCTAGGGACGCTCATAGCATCACTGCGAGAAATGTTACCGACTACTGTCGGTGCAATCGTCCAATTTTCCGACATAATCTGCGGCGCGTTTTGCGCTTCGATTTTAGTCGGACGGAAACGGTCAAAGAGTCCCATTCAGGATAGGATACCATACAAAACGGACATAAGGTACATATTACACGGCAAGGATTACAGGTTTACTTTGTGGCTTTTGTAACTGGTGTACGACCATAGCAAGTCCAATAGCTGCCGATACGTCACCAGCGGATTTACGTCTTACAATTCTCCAGCCGCCGTCATTTTCTTTAGCCGCGCAATTATTCATAGAGTCAACGAGCGACTGCTGGCCACTATGGACAAGCCTAAAGTTAACTATCGAGTCATAAAGGTCGCCGCACGCCTGATAGAACACCTGGCCGCTCATATCCTGGACTCTATAGCCAGACTGGCTTAATCTTTCAGCCACGCTCATCGTGCTGTATTTGTCGAAACAAATAATTCTAGGCTTATATCGTTTAGCCCATTCGGCTACTTCTACAGCCATCTGTAATTCATCTACAGCTACTTGGCTCTCAAATTGTGCTATAACACCTACGGCCATCTTGCCGTCATCGCGCATCTGTCCAGCTACTAAGGATGCGTTGCGCTTATTTACAGATATATCCATAGCGAAGATAGTCGCTGGCCCAGGCGGTATTGTAAGGTCCTGCATTGTCAAATCCTCAAACGCGTGGTATGGCCAGGGAGATTTCAGCGCGCTTACCCAGGAGCATAATACCTCGGTCCGCGTAGCTTCTACGCTAGAAGTGGCTATAGCTTCTTCTATGGTTTCTTCATCTATCAAATAGCCTAAAGCTGGGTTAGCCTGATACCAGGCGTCTTTGTCGTGTATTTTGGCGAAGTCATCCGCTGAATACTCCCAGTAACCTAAAGATGCTGGCGGATGGTCAATAGCGCGCTGTCGCATCGTATTTAGGACGGTGCTAAACGCATCACCAGCGTTACTTGCCATAACAAGCTGAGAATTTTTACGAGCACGCGTCACTGGCCGCGCCGCAGTAAACGCTTCTTCTGAAACCTCACGCAACTCATCTATGAATAACAAATCCGCGGTTTTACCACGGGAGCCGTCTCTAGTCGCCGCAACTATCTCGTATTTAGCACCTGTAAGGAGCTCTATAGATTCCTGGCCATTAGCCACGCGGATTTGTTTCACTTGAACCATAAGGCTCTCGTTTTGTTCAATTATATCAACAACTTTATTAAAGGTATCTAATGCCATATTACGGTTAGAGGACATAGCCACGATATTACGTTCACCGAATACGAATAGACCCGCCAGGATGCGAACCCTAGCTAAGTGAGTCTTTCCGTTTTGGCGTGCTATCAGAAGTAGGTTGGATTTACGCTTGAACATCCCGTCCTTGTCCACTTTGAGCATATCGGTCAGCACGTACTCTTGCCACGGCAGCAGCGTCATAGGCTCACCGTTTTCTTTAAGCGTTTCCAGGAATTTCTTAACCTCATCTATACGAGACGGGCCTTTAAGCGGTGCGTTCTGTAAGCGTGGCTTTGTAGACCCCTTGCGCTTAGCCATTCTCGATAGCCCCCGTCCGTTCAAATGCGGAAAAAGGTGAGTCTATCTCTTTTTTTATTTTAGTTGGTGCTTTTTGTCCGTTTTTGTCCGTTTTTGTCCGTTTCGGGGAGAGCAAGGCAGCCAAATCAGGGGGGGTAGACGTCTCACCTAAAAAAACGTCAGTTCTCGCACGCTTAGCACTGTTACACGGCTCACACGCTGCAACACAATTCTCCAAAGTGTCCTCGCCACCACGACTCTTAGGCCAAACGTGGTCCACTTGATTCGCTACGTCACCGCAATACGCACACGTGTACGCATCCCTACGTAATACTTGTAGTCGTAGCTTTTTCCAGTGTGCTGTTGACCTATAAGGCTTTAATGCCACGAATGCCTCAGTGAATGAGATAGGGCTTTACACCATGAACCATCATAACGAGCTTCGATATATTCTATGTGTTTATCTATTTGTTCGTAAGCATCCCATGTAGGCGCATACTTACTCATATGCTGGAATATGCCATATGCACCAGAATCCCTATTAACTGCTGTTACTCTCCAGTTACTCTCACGTATAGCTAACTGATTAGCACACTGAAACTCATCCCACTCTAGCTTGTTATACAAATACAGTTTTACATTCTTAATGTGAAATGGCTGTTTATCTTCTTTTATCGCTGGTGATATTTCTTCTGCTGCAGCGAAGCTATATGTCATTAGCAACGCTAAAATGACAATAAGTCGGCCTAATGCTCGTCCGCGAAGTGCGCTGCCTCTCAGGCGCGCAAGCGGTCTGAGCATAACATACCTGTCAAGTTTATCCATGATTTGAGCGTAACCTTTCGGCGTGTCCTAGCTAATGTGACCTGAGTCACAATTAGTCTTTACCCCATCCAGTACCCTTAAAGTGTGTAGCTATTGGAGCCCACACTCGCCACATATAAACGCCACATTCGGCGCATATCATCTCTTTAGCAGCTTCCATAGGAAGTTCTATTTCGTTAACTCGTTCGCATCTGTCGCATTTGAACTCATAGACTGGCATGACTCACACCTCGCTCTATTTCCGTATATCCATAGGCCGCATCCAATACACCTATGTATCAGTGTTGGTTCCATACCCAGACGCTTTCAATAAGTAAACAAGGTCCTCTAAACGCAAAACGGCCACCCAGTCCTGGATAGCCGCTTCACCCTGGCCATTCAGACGTAATACCCCTACGCCCATGCCAGTATTAAGTTTTCTGTCTCTGAGTTGTCTCATAAGACCAGATAAGTCTAGCTTAGTACGAGCTTTAATCTCAATATCTAAGCCTGGCACACCTGTAATGTCAGTGCCATCCCTACCAGCTCCCACGGGTAAAGCGTGTTCCCAGCCGTGGGAGCGTAGGTAGTCAGCTACAAGCTTCTGAGAAGCGTACCCTCGATACTTTCTCGATTGACTCATACCCGTTCTTCATCCTCAGGCCTAAATGACCAGCGCCCACTCGGGTCTACGACCTGCCAGAAAGCCTTGCACTGCTCAGCTTTACGGCTCATAGGTAACGGACACGTATAACCCCGATAAGGTCCCTTAGGCCCCTTGCCTTCTTTAAGTTTCATCTGACCGTGTTTACATTGTGGTATCGGCTCAGCCTTTAATTCTGTCTTTACTAAATCCACTGCATTATCAAAAGCTGAAACTACATCTGCTGGCGGTTCTAACGTAGTATCCCATATAATTTCGGCTGCTGGGTTAGTTGTTTTGAGAAATTCCTTTTGCTCCTCTGTTCTGACACGAATTGGTGCAGGGTTATTCTTAGCGTCGTTAACCTTAGCCATTTCGAGAGCGCTAGGTCGCTTTCCTTTAGCAGACAGTCCCAGGTTAGCGAGACACCTACCGATTGCACTAGTCTCACAATTCTCATAATGAAAAGCAGCGTCCACGCCACGGTCCTTACGAACACCACGCGCATAACCAGTAGCGGAAGGCTGAGTATCAGCATAAGTTCTATAAGCAATAGCCTTAAAAATGGTAATACCTTTTTCATCATCGTTCATAACCTGTTCTGTGATAATCGCACCATCTGGATATTCTTCGTAAAACTTATGTATGCGCGTATCTACGTCCTCATAGTTTTCTAAGTTAAACATCTAATCTCATAGACCCTTCTGTGTATTCAAGCTGCTCTTTGAATGACCATAGCGTGCCATCCCACCATGTCTGTACGTACTTAGCGCACATATAACAGTAATGACGGTTAATGACCTTACCGTAGCGCTCTGACCGTATAGACCACACAGCCTGTTCTTGTCCTCTAGGGTCGTTGACCCCCCAGTGCATTTTGCAGTAATCGCAGTAAGTACCTCTAGGAGTTCTAGTAATTGCCATCGAAATTGTCCCACTCTCCAATAACTGACTCTCCTGCAAGTGCGGCATAACTGACCAGGTCAACGAATGAGTCTCGGTTAGGAGTCTCGACGATACGGGAGACCTTGACCAGAGCCATACAGATACAGACGTCCAGCGGGTCAATTTCCCGTCCGAAATATGTCGCCCAGAGATTCGCAATTCTTTTAATGTTAATTGCTGGATGCCCGTAGTCGAGACCGCGTTCATCAAGCGTTTCTGCGGCTTCCGCCATTATTTCTTTGGCTGTAAAGCCACTTCGCCCTGTTGTACCCATGTGTGTAGCCCCTTTTGTAGTGTTT